TAGAGATTGTGAATATGTGTCAACATTGAAATCTTCATCAAAAAGAGCAAAGGAGATGCACTTCAATCTAAAAGAGACTGCTAAGTTGTTCAAAGAGCACTTAGATGAAATTATAGGTAATAAGCAAAAGGTGTTGCAGAACATGTTAGAAATAATGAATGAGCTATTAGAAGGTCCTAGGCCTTTCTTAGAAATAGGCAAACTATTAAGGGAATTATTTAAATTAGGAGGTGTGTATGCAACACTGTTTAAAAAATCTCAAATTGGGGGTGTGAGAGAAATCTTCATTCTAGATATAGTATCAAGATTAAACATATTGTTTATAGAGACAGTGACAAGAACTTACTGTCAAGAAATAGATAATGAATTCTTAACAAAAGGGCAACTGAAAACTGGAAAGAGTACTATACACTTCAATTTAGTATCAGAAGCAGTTAGAGATGGCAGACAGACTGTCATAACTGGCATCGACTCAGGAGATTGCACAACCTGGTGTCAAAGATTTCTAATGACCACATTTGCTGCAGTTTTGAAACCCATCTTAGAAGACAGCTTGTTTCAGTTGTGCTCATCAATTTTATGCTTGCATGCAAAAAAGAAATTGGAATTACCCTCTTTTATGTTAACGCAATTCATGTACAAAACGAATGAAGATGGCTCAGAAAAAATGAGTACAGATGACGGGATGAATGAATTAAAAAAACAAATTAAAACACCTGAAGGTCCACATGACCTAGCAAATTATCATGGAGTCTTATTGCAAAACAAATCTAACATGTGCCAAGGGATTCTGCACTTCACTTCTTCAACAATTCATTCTGCATTAAAGCTTTACATGAAAGAGTTGAATAATAAGATTGTAAAAAGTTACTTTGAGAGAACACTCCAACTCCCTAAGAAATCTGTCAAGCTAATAAGGACAGATAAAGTTTCTTCAGATGACTTTAGTACAATGAGATCACTGATTTTTGACTCAAGGTACATACACGAGAATAACATTGCCTTGTTCACTAAAGGCTTTAGAGTTAAGAGTAGTAATTCCTTTGATTATGACAAAGATGAAGTTATAAAAAGAATGAAAACATCTTTCACTTATTTGACAGCTATTTTCTCAAAGTTTGAGGAGAAATGCATGAAGTTACTCACAATAAAGCAATCAGATGAGAAGAGCACAATCAATGCATTAAACTACTTAGAAGAATTTAATCAAGTGTGGATTCTATCAAACACAATCATAGATCTACAAATAAAGTACTTTTATGGATCCCTGCTTGCAAAACCATTGTCAAGTTTTTATGATAGATTGAATTCTACATATGATTTAAGAAAACAAATTGCAGAAAATGGTGGGTCAATGATTTGCTGTGCAATCATACAACAATGTCAGAAACAAATACACTATCAAACACTGGCTTCAACAATGGATAAGACAGCTTTCAAGCAATTAGAAGAACTATTGGTTAAAACACCTTCTGTATCATATGGGCTGTATCTTCAAGAGCCAGATCTAATTTCAGGTTTCATGGGATTTGACTTCACTCACTATGTAGTTGCTTCAAGAAATGAATTGTACTCAAAAACAGAAAGGATGTTATTTCAGAGAGAAGGCATGGAATTTTCAGAACTAGGTTTAGCATCAATTAAAACTTACATACTTATGGGTCAAGGAGCAATGTATGAAAAGTTCTTGAATAGTGTTAATGATATAACAGGGAGATTTAACTGGAGGTCATATATAGATGATAATCCAGAATTCCTGTTCAGGAAGAGCAACACAAAAGAAGAATCCTTGTGCAGAATTTTAGAAAAGGCATTTAAGCCATCAACATCATCATCATTTTCTTTTGCTAGTCCTAACAAATTATACGCTGCAATTTACTGTCTGAGATTTCCTAGCATGACAAAGAAAGAAATACTCCAAGATAACGAGATCAAGATCTTCAAGCAAAGTTTGATTGGTATCCTAAGATCTACTGAGATTTCAGAGCTAAAGTACAAACAGGAGGAACTTCAATTGATTTTCCCGAGTTTTCTTTTTTATGAAGAAATATTAGAAGCCTTGAAGTTCATTCAATCAAATTACAAGTTCGTGCACAGGCCAAGCGAGAATCTAACTCAGAGATTCATAACAATAAATATCCCAAAAGTGACAACAAGTGCACCAACAACTTTAATGGACTGCTGCAAATATTATTGGTTTCCACACTTAGGGACCTTTAAGAGCAGAGGAGAACTTGAGTACTCATGGGAAATTTACCAAACTGTTTTTGATTGGCTAAAACCAAACATAGAAGAGACTATAAAAGAACCAAATTGTCCTTTCAAAACATATCTTAGTTTGTATCAGTTTGTGTCATCAACAAACCCATCAAAAAAATCAATAAAAGTGCTAACCAGAGGTAGAAGAAAAGGTGAGAATAAAACCACAATCATGAGTATCATGAAAAACTCATATGACAAATCTGGAAAACTAATGCTAAAAAATACTGAAAGTGGTAAGTTAACCTCAACCATAATGAGTGATACAGGAATCATACAGAGATTGAAAAATGATATGTCAATAATATTTTCATCACCGCTTGATAATTACAACAAGCAACAACTGATAAGAAGATTTATTTCAATAGCATCAAAGAAGCTTGACTTAAACAGCAAAATAGCTGGTAGCATGATCCCTAACGTTTCAACAAAAGAAAAGGATCTGATAATACTAGCAGCATTTGAAACTATGAACCTTTCTAGAAAGAATTCAAAAACAAGGTTTATGGAGACATTGGAAAGACTAAAATGTGGTGTGATCTCATATTTTGCGCAGAAACAGGAGTTTGACCCTAAGAAGAAGGCATATGTTGGTCTTGGGGAGGTTTGTTTAAAACTTGAGAATGTCTATTGTAGGCTCTCTGTCTTGGATGATAAGTTGCAAAAAATAACTGTTTCAGATGTGTCTGAATTTGTACTTAGGAAGAATAACTTTTGGAGTTATTTAAGAGAATCAGGATTCAAGCCCAGTAACAAAGACTTTATAAATAAAGACAAGAAGTTTAGATACTGGGTTTCTGATAGTCAAATAAAATATTCAGACAAAAGACCAGGAGACGATTATATACCTGTGCTTTTTAACCCTGACATAAAATTTGTGACAGTCCTCAAAGACACAGAGTATGATTTTTATTCTGTGCTTAGTTCTAATAAACTAAAGTTACTAATGAAATGTACTAGAGACCAAAAGATGTCTGAGAAGAAAAGGGATACATTTGAGTTTACAGTAGCAACCTTTGAAATAGAACCACAGCATGCTAAAGAGCAAAAACTGAGTCTGACTGTTGAAGAATTAAGACCTGTGCTTGAAAAGTACACTGAAGATCATCCTCATTTGCCAAGAATTGACATGGACTCATTTTCGAGATATTGCGAGAATGAGTCTGCAAGTCTCGAACTAATATTGAGCTCAATGCAGTCAAGCAAAAATTGGACTAAAAATACAAGGAAAAATATAAATGAAATCTCACTAGCCATGTATTCCTTGCAAGATGACTTAAAAGATTTGGAAAGCTCAACAGAAAGGGGAGTGGGCAAGAAAAGATCAGCAATAATGAAGCAGATAAAAAATATGAGAAAGCAGCTGAGAGAAGCAGAATACTCATATGAATTATCACAATCAGAGAGAATCAGTATTAGAAATGCATTTTTGAGTAGGCTAGAATATCAATCTTCTAGAGATAACCTTTCATTTAAAATTGAGGGACTAACAGATTACAAGACAAGGAAAATTTTATTAAAACAAAGGGCAAACTCAATATCTTTTAAGGAAACAGATTCAATGTCTAAAGGATCAATACTAATTGAGGATTCTGAAAATAATGAGGAGAAGAAAGAAGAAACTGAAGAAGAAGTCAATGATTTGTATGCTGGTTTCTTTGGGAATTTAGAGAATGAAAAGGAAACAGAGTTACTATTTGAAAAAATTGATCAAGGGATTGAGAACAGTATGTATTATGCAGATGTAATGGTTTTTGATGACGTGAAAATACAGGAAATATTGGATTTCACAGACAAAATGACAAGAGATGTACTAATGGTAGAAGAATTCGAGGATCTGGCATCAAAAGAATTAAAAAGATCATACCTGTATCATTGCACGTATTATGATCTTTTCATTTACAATGTTGCTGAAGAGTTACCAAACACAAACCCGCTATGGAACACTTTAGTCTGGTCTAGTGAATTTGTCTCAGACGAAGACATTAAAGAATACATTAGTTTGAAGTTTAGTAAAATGAGTGAGGCTGATTTGGAAGATAAAATCACAATTGTCAAGGTATGTGCTGCAATCCTAATGAATGATTTCAAATCAGAACCCCTAAGTGACGAGAACAAATTAAAACAGAGCATTAAAGAAATGAAATTAGCATCACAAAAATCAAATAAGAAGAAGCTGGCATTTGAGTAAATTAACAATAAACACTTTGATACAAAATTC